AGTTCTTGATTTTTTTGAAGTAACTTTTCTATCTCTTTAATCCGACTTAGGTATACTTTTTCTTTAATTTTTCAACATACTCATCATATTACATTTTATCTATTTCACACCGACACATCTTGTAGAACTTTTCGGAACGCAAAGTTTCATCTACATCGTAAAAAGTTTTGAATTTGGGAGAACGTGGGATGAGTGAATGCTTGTCCCAAACATTTTCCCAAAATACATTTGAAAACTTGTCCATCATAAATTTGTACAACTTGATATCTCTCATAGCCACCCATTCTTTGGTTGCCCATGGTTTTTTAGGCATTCGCCGATACGCGTGTTTAACACCCCTCATACTCAAACAATAATTATTTCCGCGGTCGTACCAATCTTTCAAACATCTTTCTAGGTCTTCTTTCGTAGTAGTTTGTCCTTCGAGTGTAGATAGAGCATCATTAGCATGAGATCTACACTCGTTGAATGTGAAGTTGTTCATTTTTGATATGAATATTACAAGGTCGACAGGTGACTTAGGAAAAATTAAAATATATATTTATACTAAATGAATATTTACCTCGAAATACTTTTGCGAGCACTCGGTGTATTCCTCGGCGTTTTCTTCACCGTGAGCTGGGGTAGAAAAAGCAAACCCGCGTGGGACGCGGCCATCATAGTATTGGTCATTGTCCTTGCCCTTTACTTGGCGTTTACCCGAAAGATGGAAAACTACACACCACCACCCATCGTGTATGACATGTAAACTCAGAGCTTACTCAAATATTTAGAACCCACGGTTCGCATGAACCGGTGTTTCTCAGCGCGGCTATCAAACGTGATCTTGAATCCATTTCCGTAATACGGTTTCGGTGGAACTTCGTAGTATTGTTCGAGTTCATCATCCGACTCGTTTTCAACCACGTAGTCCGGATCATCGTTTCGTGTTTTTCGCACTCGTCTCGTTCTCATTATTACTTACTCATGTATAGTAAAATTACTTTATCTAAGTTTAAAGACTTAATGCAATACATGTTTAATGAAGTCTGTCGTAATAGCTTTACCAGGAAACAAATTTTCAGGAGCGTTCTTACGAAATTGGTCAAATGCATTACTGTATCTCACTAACAAAGGATACAATGTACGAATGGTAAACGACTATAGCAGTTTCGTGCCATTTTCTCGTATGAAGACACTCGGGCTAGATAATCTCCGTGGATCTGAACAGAAGCCATTTAATGATGAGATCGATTATGACGTGTGGGTCACCATAGACAGTGACATATTCTTTATGCCGGATCAATTAGAGCGTCTCATAGAAGACACGGATACACATCCTATCATTTCAGGTGTTTATCGAATGATTGACATGAAACACTACGCAGCGGTAAAAACATGGAACATAGATTTTTTCAAGAAAAATGGTACATTTAAATTTTTGCGCGTGGAAGATCTCGAAAGTGCACCTAAATACATGAAGGTGGCATATAACGGAATGGGATTCATGGCAGTAAAACGTGAGGTTCTAGAAAAAATGAAATATCCTTATTTCCATAGGGAATTACAGGTTATTGAAATGTCAGATGGAACTATAATCCGAGATATGTGTTCGGAAGACGTAGCCTTTTGCAAAAATGCGAAAGACGCGGGTTACGATATTATGATAAACACAGAATTGATAGTTGGACACGAAAAAGAACTTGTTATTTAAAATCTGAGAACCATGGGAGGTAATGGCACCTCATCTATACTATTTTCAGAAGACGCATTTGATGATGTTGACGCACCCATTAAATTTTCTAGAAATGAGCGAGTATTAGATATAGGCACAGATACGTCTTCAAACCTAGCCATTCTAGATCTCACCAGATCGCGTTTCATTTGTGTTATTTCCTTTCGAAGAGTCTCATTTTGTTCCATCAGAGCGAGATAGTCATTTGTCAAATTAAGAATGTAATTGTCCCTAACGGTGTCTCCAGATGCATATAATCTTTTCAAATCGCGGCATATTTCTAGATACACGTTTTCTGGTATATCGGTCTTATGTTCATCGATGAGTGTCATTATATTTCGAATTGGATCCATTTTTAATTATTACAAACATATCTTTTATTCCCCTTCATTTTCTAACATGATGCGCAATCTTTCTTCTATGCTTTGTCCATTCTCAGGTAAAATCTCAAACTCCGCGTCTGCAATATCCGGGTCAAATATGTCTCCGTGATTCTCACATAATTCACATACAACACCTTCTCTGGGTGGTTCACCTACCGGGTGATTGTGGACCGGGACAACTTTTTTAACCGCAGCCTTCTTTACGCGAGGCTTTTTATTTGGTACAGAAGGTCCGGGTTCAGAAGAAGTCGTGGCTTCGGTCTGCCGTTGTTTATCGTGTTTCTCACAAACATCCTTTCCTTCTTTTGCGCGACATTTGCACCTGTTTCCACTTGAAGCTGCAATAGCACTGCATTGCACTTTGGGTGCAACCGGCGCCTTCGGCGTTCCCCGCTTCTTTGGTTTCATTTCTTCGCGCATGAGATCGATCTTTTCATGAAGCTGCACATTATCTGCACGAAGTATTTTAACTTCGTCGATGAGCGTTTTAACAAGATCAGTGAGGTATACAATTTCAGCCATTTTTAATGCTTTAATTTATAGTGCAACGGACACTGACTTAGGAATTTTTTTCTTATGGATTTTAATGATCAGTCGACCATTTTCACTCGTACTCATTGAAGCTATACTGATAGGTTTATTGACGCTCGCTATATATACAGGAGTTTCCAAATTAGTAAAAGATACACGAGCGCTCATATTGACAGGAGCACTCGTCCACCTATTTTTCGAGTATTCGCCTTTGGGAAATTTAAATGAAAGGTATTGTAAATATTTATTAAAAGCTTGATTTGAGTTCTAGGAGAGCTTCTACTACCAAACCTTCATCTAAATGTGTTTTACAAAAACCACACTTAGATGATTTGTGCCAACAATCTGGATATCGACACTTAGGTCTCGTCTTCATCACTGTCAAGGCTGCACTTTCTTCGCTTTCTTGCGGGTTCGTCTTCAAGTTCTTCAGTCGAAGATTCATAATCACGAATTTCACCTTCTTCTGTTTCCGACTCGGACTCGGACTCGGACTCGGACTCGGACTCGGACTCGGACTCGGACTCGGACTCGGACTCGGACTCAGTTTCCGTACCATATTCACCTTCACTTGGGTAATAAACACGTGGTAAAAGGTCTTCGAGCGTCTTCCAATCAACCCAATCGGTCAATTCATTGTGCTCAATGAAATTCTTGAAATCGAGTTTATCTCGGATACCCCAAGTGTTCTTGGCAATCGGAGACCAATAGGCATAGGAGTCATTATCAATTTCAGCGGGGTAAAGGTAAACGTCTTGGTTATCGTCGATAGCGGCGGATCCTTCTCTCACCATCTCACAATAAATGTCATACATGTGTTCAAGAAGACCATCATTCGACACAGAAGCGTCTTCAACGAAATTTTCGTGACCAAACGTCAAAAAATGAACTTGGCCGTATGACGCATACAACTTTTCCTTCATTATACCCATGTAACACAGGAAATCCCGACTGTTATTGGGTACCAAATTGCGCGGAAAGTTTTCTGCGCGAAGACCCCACACTTCAGTCTCTACACCAGTCATTCGGGTCATCAAATCATCCAAATAGGACAATCTGTTCAGTGACGCGCAATGCTTAACAAGTTCGGTGCTCAGGCTCATTTTCTCGTGATCTATATCATTTACGTTTGATTTGTTTAAGTGTGTTATTAAAAGTCAATTCTAGATGCAAGTCTACCAAATGTTCTCATCTTAAAAATACGCTCCCGCTCCTTAAAATCACGACATCTTTCTATAATTTCGTGAAGTCGAACTTGTGCTTCCATGAGTTTATCATCGTGTATAAATTCGGCGTGTCTCACAGTAGGACTCCATGTGTCAAATTTACTGTAAAAACGCTCCTTTTCAATATTCCGATTTTCAATTTCTTTGTATCGTTCAATTTCAGAACAGCACATCATGTATTCATTCATGCGCTCGTTTAAAGTTTGAATTTTTAGTTCATGCATTCTCATTTTAACGAGATCAATAGCTGGATCATACATTGAAGAGGGTTCTTCTCCGTAAATCTGATTGACTCGAAGAGTTTTCAATATTATACCCAGATCTCTGAGCCCCATTTCGTAAATGGAGTGTGTGGTATTTTTTTGGTGCATCCGGACACCTTGTCTCTTGTTGGATGACGGTTTTCCAAATTTTGATTTGGACGTCTGTACAGAGAGAATTCGTGGCTTGGCAAAATGCGAGGCGGAAATCATGGGTCGTGCAACCATCTTGCATCATATACTGACTATTCCTTTATAAGCCTTTGGAAATTCAAGTGTAACCTCTTCACCTGCCTCGTTTATGGCAGTGACTATTTCGTATCTTTCTTTGATATGTTCCGTTTTAAGATCGTATTTTATTGTCTTAGGTACGAAAATATTAAACAATCTATCGTATAGACTCATTCTTCTTTATTTCTACTGAGATGTTCTTCTTCGAGCTTTTTCTTCTCACTTTGAACGACTCGCAAAAATCTCTTTGGGTGTTCTGTAAAATTAGACCACCTAAAATCGTCAATTGAATATTCGATATATTCCGGGATATGTGCCGTAAACACAATTAACCCTTTGATAACTTTGTAGGTCCAAGTAGTTGCAAGTGCGTAACAGAAAGCTCTTGGGTAAAGCCACCACATTTATGTGTTTATCAACCTCTTTTTTTATCTAACTTAAATACAAGATGAATCTTCACGAAGTACCAAAGAAAGTCCAGTACATAACAATAGATTCAGAATTCGTAAATGGGTCGAATAATACATTTACGATTGACTTTTCTTTAGATTCAAACGTACACATGGAAGACATGACTAAAGTTATAGGATTTAAAATAGTCGATTTCTATGTTACACAGATAGGTGAAAATGACACGACAGGTAGCACGAATGTATCCAAGTATGTAGATGTCATTTGCGAAGACATACCCAAAAGAGCCCAAATATTGGACGAACGAAATGGACAGATACTCGCTAGAATACCATTGGAAAGAAGCTTCTCCGGTAGTAATTCATTCATACTTAGAGACAAACAATGGAGATCATTTAACAGAGAAACGTCGCTATTTAACCCAATATCGATACAGAAGACAAATTTCAGGTTGTACGAATCACAGGGTGACGGAGATTATGAACTATTAAAACCAAATGTATCATTTTACATGATAATAGAAATCACTACCATAGATGTCAAAGAAAAACCTAGAAACAAAGAAATTCAAATATTACAGGCATTAGATCGACTCATGGACAAGATAGATGATCTCAATCACAACGTCAAAAAACTACCTGACGCAGAAGACTTGGAGAAAGCTAGAAAGGAAACAAAAAAATACCCATTTAGCTATCTCATAGTTTTAGTTATATTGATTTTAGGTGGTGTTTATTACATTACTTCAAAACAGTCTCCCCCTCCTCAACCTTCTTTTTAGTTCTACGAACAACCTTCTTCACAGGCTTCGGCGTTTCTTCAACTGGAACTGGAGCTGGAGCTGGAGCTGGAGCTGGTTCAGCCTTCTTGGCTGGAGCTGGTTCAGCTTTCTTGGCTGGAGCTGGTTCAGCTTTCTTGGCTGGAGCTGGAGCTGGAGTGCTATCGAGTTCATCAACCAAACGCATCAACAATCCATACACATGCTTCTTGTTGATTCGAAGGGTCTTCATCTCATCGCGAATTTCTTGTCTGAGAGCTTCCATTGTAATATACATAAAGGAAATATTATCTTTAAATGTAATGCTCGTCATAGGCCCAACTCTTCTGAGTGGAATCGGTCAACATGCAAAAAAGTATACCGAACTCTTTCCTGACTGGAAATACGTTCAAATAACAGAAAATATACCCACGTGTGAGAGAGCATTTATATTTGCATTACCAATTGATTTCTGGTTCAAAAAGATCCCCGAGCTCAAGCAAAAAATAAAACACCTTCACTGTATGACTGTGTGTGAAACCGAAACGGTACACGAAGATTATGGAAAACTATTTGAATTCTTCGATCGAATCGCGGTACCAAGTGAGTTTTGTAAGAAAGTTCTTTCGAGGCAATTTCCAAATACTAAATTCTATGTCGTTCGAGCACACATTCCACACAAGGATGTATATACGTTTTATCACATTGGAAATATCATGGATCAACGAAAAAATTTTAGAGACATTCTAGAAGCATTTGTTCGCCTGAATAAACCTGATTCAAAACTCATAGTAAAAGCTACATGTAATCAGCCAGTCAAAATAAACTTACCAAATGTCGAGGTGATAAACGGTCTCATATCGGACGAGGAAATGGATAAAATACACAGAATATCAGATTGTTACGTGAGTTTTTCCAATTCAGAGGGTGTAGGTATGGGTGCGGTAGAAGCGGCAATGCGCGACAAACCTGTGATCGTCACAAATTATGGGGGTGCACCCGAATATGTGAAAACACCTTATACGATTGATTGTGAACTTCAAGAGTTGCAGAATGACGACTTCTTGTTTAAGAAAGGTATGCAATGGGGCAAACCAAACAAAGAACAACTCTTGGAGTTCATGAATGATGCGTATGAAAAACGATTGAGACACATGGATCATTCACACACAAAACATCTAGTTGGGAAAGAACACGTCTCACAGCAATTCATCAATGATGTAATTGGTAAGGAGAACAATGAGACCCGTGAGAATAGCACCTGAGGCAATGGCACCCTTTTGAGCTATCAACATGGACACGATGTCATCAATAAACCCAATGTTTGTGGGCTTTTTAATATTTTCGGGGACAATCTTAGCTATGACAACATATAAAGCCATCGATATTACAACTGGTCTCAATGTTTCTTGATCTAACATTTATAGTACACTAATATTTTATCTTCGGTTGGTGTTTTCTACAGAAACCATTGCACACCGCTTTAAATCCACATGGCTTGCCAGCCAGCGTCACTGCTTGGCAAGTGTGTACAGCATGTCGCTTTTCTACAACTTTTTCGGGAGCTTTTTCTATGACCTGAATAACTCGACTCTGTTTGTCTTTTCTGAGTTGTGCGTATTTCTGTTTCATCTTCCAAGTCGCATTTGCGAGTTTTTTACATCTATCGGTGGGTGAATCCACTCGGTACATGCGCATGGCATCGGCGAGGCACTGTTCGTAAGACATATTTGTAAGTCTATGATTATAAGAGTGGATATCTCAACTTAGGTATTCGATTACATATTTTTAAACCATATGGGCATGGTATATCTAGTTTTACCCGAAACTTTATTTACCCCGTGTATGTACCCTATATTGGAAGGAAATAAAAGCAATTTGCCTTTCTCTGGTTTTATCTTTACATCCAAATAAGGAAAAAATGTTTCACCTCCTTCGTAATCATCATTGAGATACAACACACCTGTGTAAATTCGCTCTTCACAATTTTCAAAAGGTTGACCCGTAATTACGTCTAATACATCACAATGCGGGTTCATATGTTGTCCATCGTACCATGTGACAACATCGACGTGTTCTACGTCTATATTTTTCCTAAATAATTCTCGCGCTTTATTCAACATCTTATCTCTGACATCTTCTAATACAGAACGCGACGGAAAATCTTTTAAGAGTCTCACTCTACCTTTATAGAATGGAAGTGCATCTTTATCGGGTAAAGTGGGTGTGTGTGGTATTTCACCTATTATCAAGTCACATATATGGGAAGGTAAAAAGTTAGTTATTTCGTGTATTTCCATTATTAAATATAATATTAGTTTAGTGTTTTAAATGATTTTAGTTTTGCACACGGGAATTATTCATATTTAATTTATGTGTGTGTGTACAATTAGATCATGAATACCACCAACGATTGACTGCAAGATAAAAAAGTGAAATGCGTTTTGGATGGTTTCTGCGAAAGTGTTCATGTTTGATTACAAATAATCGGGGGTCTTGAACCTACTTAGGAACTAAAAAAATGCGGATCTATCATGTATTTCAAAAAATTCCTTTTCCGTTTCGAGTAATTCGAGACCGCGCTTCACCCGTCTTTCGATCCAGTTTAGTTTTGACTCAATCACTACACGACGAGCCCCCTCTGTTGGGAATATGGAGTTGAAAATATGGAAATCTAACACGGGATTTTCTATACGCGCACCCTTTTTAACATTGTCATCTTTTGTCAGAAGTTGGATATTCTTGTGATTAAATATGCGAGTCCACTGGTCAACATCATTCATGTTCTTGTCAACATACAAGACCTGCCTTGGTATAATCTCATCTATTTCAAATGGGCGCCGCTGTGAAACAATATCGTCCCACGTGACCGCAGAAAAGACAATACCATATCTAATGCGCATATTTTCCATGAGACGCATGATAAGTTCATCTCTACGCATACCAATAAGTGGCTCATACTTATCGTAATTTTTACCATGTCTAACTGCATTGCTTAGCTTGGTGCGCAGATCATTTGACCATTGACGCCCCGCATATTGTGTGTAACAGTGCAAACAACCACAAGACGGGACCTGTGCATACCCCCGTAATCCATATTGAAAACGCTCAGAATTAAGAATGGAGTTACAGAGCGGTCGACATACCGATTTTCTAACGCTCGTGACAGAGACTGTTACCATCGCACTCCCGTCTTCTCGCATTTTGATGGATACAACTCTAATCTCAGTTTTATTATGTGTCCACATTTGACCAATTTCTAGGGTGAGACTCGATTTTGGTACAACTGTCTTGGTTTGTTTCGTCAATTTTGTTGAATTTGGTACAACTGTCTTGGTTTGTTTCGTCGACTTCACAGATTTCACGGATTTCGTAGAGTTGTACTTTTTAAGTTTAAGTCTACTCATCGCTTCTTCACGCAGAACAGCCTTTCGCTCGGGTGTGAGTTCTTCACCTTTTCGCACATAGTAGGGTTTTATACAGCACCCAGATGGACATCCGTTGGGTGCAAACCGGCACTTCGGACAGCCCCGGCCGTTCTCATATGGCAGCATGACTATAATATAAAATCTTAAGTTAATTCTCACTTAGGATCACAAAAGTCATTAAATTTTATGAATCAAAGACCTCTACCTTTTTTTAACAAAAACAGCCTAAGTGAAAGCCGCGTTTATTAAAAATCAAGTAAAATGAACTCCTCAATGATGACGTATTCATCTATCTGTAAGCGTGTGACCGTTAACCTCTCTGAAAAACAGCGTGAACTCCAGAAAATTCATCAAAAGAAATTTAATCTGGGTGTCGAAGAAAACCAACTTGAAGATGAAAACTACCTCCATGAAAACCAACGTGAAATGGCCACCGAAATTAGGGAGTGTTTCGACGATCGTTCTACACTGTTTGTGAGCGGAATCGCACCATGTCAATCTGGTAAGACGGGGACAATGATAGCCCTCGTAGGCGAGCTCATGAAACATCAGGGGATCCTACTTGAAAACATATTCCTCATTACCGGCCACAGCTCCAAATCATGGGAAGAACAGACAAGAACCCGACTTCCGGATTGCCTTTCAGGTCGAGTGTTCCATCGAAACAGATTGAACCAATTCCAGGTGGAAGTTTCCGGCAAAACAAATGTTCTAATTATAATCGATGAAATGCATATCGCGGCCGGGGATAAAAAGACGGTATACGACATATTCAAAAATCTGGGATATATGGATAGTAAAATCCTATACGAAAAAGATATCAAGATTGCGGAGTTTTCGGCCACGCCGGACGGTGTGATTGCGTCAAGAAAACAGTGGAGCACAGACCAGCACAAAATCGTACAAGGTAACCCTGGATCTGGTTACATATCTCACGCAGATTATCTTAAAAATGGACGAATGATGCAATCGAAAGATTTGTCTGGGTTCACAAAAAATAAAGACCTAGCCGTGTCAAAAGTCTCAAAAGATCGAGCTATGCAAAATGTCGCTGATCTAGCAACATCAATAAAAGAATATCATGGACCAAACAATCCCCTGTACCATATCATTCGTATGCCACAAAAAACGGAGGCTCAAGCTATGTTGAAAGACAACATATATAAATGTACTCAAGGCGAATTTAATGTACTGACGTGGGATGAATCAAAGGAAGAGATATCCTGTCTCGACACACTCCTACAAGTCAAGCCATCAAAACACACTTTTATTCTCATAAAAGAGATGCTGCGCTGCGCAGACACCATCGAAAAAAAGTTTATTGGTGACGTATACGAAAGGTATTCGAAGAACCCATCGGACTCAGCGCAAATACAGGGTCTCGCAGGTCGAGTATGCGGATACAACGTACCAAACCACATCCGCGTTTATGTAAACGTAGCTTCCATAAAAAAGTACATTGAGTTGTGTGAAGGGAACTTTGAAAACATCGAAGATGTTAAATGGAAATCAACAACCACGGGTAAAGGAACCTACGCAGATAATGAAAACTATTCCTCATCCAGTAAATCGAGTGATAATACTGAAATTGGCTACAAATTGTTTGATGATAGCGAACGCCAAACGTCACTCCCAAAATTCTGCAAGGAACATTTACATTGGACGCCGAAAGCTGATGCCGGACACGAAATCAAAGAATTTGAAAAACACACGTCACGCGATATCATAACAAGAAAATGGGGGTTAAACAAAACCAAGACAGCGCGCCGATTGGCCAGGGGGATCGATGGAAAATGGGTTGTATATTGGCTCAAAGAAAAGTTCCCCGAAGTACCTAGCGACGAATAGAAATTTGTAATCAAAATCAAAGACCTCTACCTTTGTTTTCAGAAAACAGCTTAAGTGAGAGCCTCGTTTATTAAAAATCAAGTAAAATGAGTGAAAGCATCCAAAAGCTTACCCACGTGGAGCATATCTTGAAGAGACCAGACTCATATGTTGGTCCTGTTGCTCGCGTTGGTGAACAGTATTGGGTCAAGGAAGGCGACGGATTCGAAAAGAAAACCGTCATCTACGCACCCGCGCTTCTCAAGATTTTTGACGAAATTCTTGTCAATGCCATCGATCGTAATTCACTCTATCCGAAACAGGTAACGTCCATCTCCGTCAACATAGACCGCGAGAAAGGTGAAATCAGTGTTGAGAACAACGGGCCTCTCGGGGGCATCGCGGTCAAAGAACACGAAAAGGAGAAGATTTGGAATCCAGAACTCACGTTCGGGCATCTTCTCACGAGTACCAACTACGACGATTCGCAACAGCGTGTTGTTGGTGGTAGAAACGGGTACGGTGCGAAGCTCACGAATGTGTATTCGAGCAAATTCTCCATCAAAATCAAGGATTCCGAAAACAAGACGACATACACACAAGAGTGGACAGATAACATGAAGACGTGTGGAAAACCGAAGATGCGTAGCTACTCGGGCGCGACTTCGAGTGTTTGTGTCACGTTCACACCGGACTGGTCTCGGTTTGGTATGAAAGGAATGGATGATCACATCTTCAAAATCTTTGAGAAGCGTGTCTATGATGCAAACATCTGTACCACACCGGGGTGTAAAGTCAAGTTTCAAGGTGAAGCGCTTCCGAAGACTGCTTTTAATGAATACGCCAAGATGCACACAAAATCTGACGAAGTTTGCTTGTTTACGTCGGATAGATGGTCTGTGTGTGTCGCGCCATCTGAAGATGGATTCGAACAAGTGTCCTTCGTCAATGGTATTTGTACCACGAAAGGTGGGAGTCACGTAGACCACGTGGCGGGTATACTCGCATCCAACATCATCGAAGACATGGCCAAGAAGATCAAGCTCAAACCCCAACAAGTGAAGAACGCATTCATGGTATTCGTGAAAGCAACGCTCGTGAATCCAACCTTCAGTAGTCAGGTCAAGTCCGAGTGTACACTCAAACCACAGGAATTTGGGAGCAAATTCGAGCCTACGAAGAAGCTCATCAAAGATATTCTCAAGACGAGCGTTCAATCCGAACTCATGGCGCTCTCCAAATTCAAAGAGATGAAAGAACTTCAAAAGTCCGATGGTGCGCGAAAGTCTAAAATCACCGGTATACCAAAGTTGGATGACGCAAACAAGGCTGGGACGCAACAATCTGGAAAGTGTACGCTCATCATCACGGAGGGGGATTCTGCGAAATCTCTCGCAGTCGCGGGTCTTTCTGTGGTTGGTCGTGACTATTATGGGGTATTTCCACTTCGCGGTAAGTGTAAGAATGTGAGAGACGCATCCGTCAAACAACTCACAGAGAACAAGGAGTTCAGTGATCTCAAGAAGATTTTGGGTCTTCAACAGGGCAAGGTGTATACCTCGCTCAGTGAACTTCGCTACGGTCGTCTCATGATCATGACGGATGCGGATACGGATGGGAGTCACATCAAGGGTCTCGTGCTCAACATGATTCACTACTTTTGGCCAAGTTTACTTGACCTAAATTTCGTGGTGAGCATGGTCACACCCATCATTAAGGCGACCAAGGGTTCACAAACCATGTCGTTCTACACCGATTCTATGTTTAGAATGTGGTATGGAAACGGGAGACCTGGATGGAAGATCAAGTACTACAAGGGTCTAGGTACCTCCACGTCCGCAGAGGCTCGTGAGTATTTCAAAAACATCGAGAAGCTCACGGTCAAGTTTGACACGGATGAAAAGACAGATGACTCCATCGTTCTCGCATTCGACAAAACCAAGGCAGATTCTCGTAAGACATGGCTTCTGGAAAGCACGGAGAAACAGGGATCTGACCTAGAGATTGCGTATGGAAACGTGGATAGAATCAACATCACGGAATTCGTACACAAGGATCTCGTGAATTTCAGTCTCGCGGACTTGAGGCGTTCCATCGCACACGTGTCTGATGGTCTCAAGCCTTCGCAGAGAAAGGTCATGTATTCGTGTTTCAAGAAGAACTTGACCAGTGAAATGAAGGTGGCGCAGTTGGCTGCGTACGTCGCAGAGACCTCCGCCTACCATCACGGTGAGGTGTCTCTCGCAGACACGATCGTAAAATTAGCACATAATTTTACCGGGTCAAACAACATCAATCTTCTCGAGCCGTGTGGTCAATTCGGTACGAGACTCATG